TACGAATACCACCAGCCAATACTGCATCTGCAACATGACATACTATATCGTGTGTTTCAAGAGTTGTTAATTTTTCTCCATCATTTTTATTTTCTAATATCCCTGTTATCTTAACAATACACTCTTTTAAAGGTTGAGGTCCCGGTGCTTTACCACCAGAAGTAACTAACCTAGCACCTTTTGGTCTAATATCTGAAAAATCAAACTCAATACTTGAACTTCTTTTATCTCCAATATAAGACTTCATTAAGACTTTTATTGAATCAGCCCAACCTTCTATTGAATCTCCAATCAAGAACCTTCTTTTTCTTTTAGTGTAAGGTTTATTAATTGGTTGTAGTTTGTCTACATGATGTTTTTGTACTGAGTACCCAACACCTGTCCCACCTAAAAGAAGAAACATTGTTTCACTAAAAGACTCAATAGAATCAATCGGTAAAAACGCACAATTATAAACCCTATTAGGTGATATCTCAATAGATTTACCAGCAAACTGCATAGACCTCATAGATGGTAAAACTTTTTTATCATATACAAATTTATACTTTTCTTCTATTTCATCTTTTAATTCAGGATATTTCTTAATGTGCATATTCTTATTCCTAGTCACCAATTCTTCCCATGTCTCTCTCCTATTCAATTCGGGTAGATATTTAGCGTATTTCATATACACTGTGATATCTGATAATATTTTATTTGTTATGTCCATATTCTTTATTTTTTTTGTGTTTTTATTTAGATCTTAAGGTGGGGATTCCATTAACGGTTCACATAAGTAAACCACTTCTTTTAGTTGAAATAACCCTATTTAGTTATCCACCCCCTAAAGTCTCTCTTTTTTTCTTTATAACTTCCGCTATAAAATTAGAATCCTTTTTTTTGACTCCTTTATCGAAATCTAAAAATGAAACGTCACTAGAATCATTAGTATCTATAACTAATGTACCATTATCGAATAAAATATCTTCAAAAATTACCCCATCTTTACCAAACCTAGATTTAAGTATCGCCATAGTTGCTCTACCCTCTTCTTTTTGTTCTAATGTTTTAGCAACAGAAACGATAAAATGTCCGATTTGTCCTTTTTTAATCGAACCACCAATCATATCCGCTTGTACGACATTTGCACCAATAGAACTTCGATTTCCTTGTATCGCAGTCCAACCAACAATGTCCAATTCAGATATCATAGTTTCGAATTGTCTCATAATGTTACCTTCACCAGACCACTCATCCTTAAATTGTTTTGTAGGTGCTATACAATCAATGTAATCTACAAAAACAATATCTGGTTTCATACCATTAGATGTTAATTTTCTTAGGTATTGTTTAATTTGAGGGATAGTGGTTCCATCACTAGCCATTTTCTTCAATATTAAATTCCCTTCTTTGTTTTTAAGAGTAGGTATGATTCTACTTACCTCTTCTTTATTCTCAGTTAAGTCACTTAAAGGTATTTCAGTCCAACAAGTCAAATGTTTTCTCTGTATAACTTTGGGATTGTCTTCAAAGAATATCTGAACCACATTATAACCTAAGTTATATGCAGTATTAGCCATTCTAGTAACCAATGTTGTTTTACCAACACCAAAAGGTGCTAAAATTACACCTAACTCACCCTTAGATAAACCACCATCCATTAGATTATCTAAACCTACTATACCAGTTTGTATAGGTGACCTAAAATCATCACTTAATACATCTTCTATAGCGTGAAATACATCGATACCATTATCAGAAACATCACCAATAGTTAAAGCTTGTTTTAAAATCTCTTCACACTCTTCATATCTATCAAAATCACCAGTATCTAATATTTTCTGAATCTTTTGATTAGCCTTCTTAAGTTCTTGTTGTTTGCAGAACTTAATAGCGACTTCTTGTGTATGTAAACAGTCTTTACTATCGGAATTAATAACTTCTTTTACCATTTCTAAAGCTGACTCTCTAGCAATTTCCCTTCGAACTTCAGCTTTAATTATCTGGTTTATGGTTTCATATGTAGGAATAGTTTCATAGTTATCCTTATAATCCTTAACACTAGCAATAATCAATCTGATATACTCGTTGTCAAAATAATTCGGTGAAATGATGTCTATGATACTTTCTGAAAATTTAGTATCCTCTATCATTTGTTTAACTAATTTAATCTGAAAACTATAACCTAAATAACCTAAGTCTTTAACTTCTTTTTTATCCATAACTCTTTTTAGTTTACTTATTAATAAATATGCTCTCTAAGTTATAATCACAATATTTTTTCGTATAATTTTTCTGACTTAACCCCTGTTGGACTTGATTGGTGATTACTGGTAAAATTTTTCTTATATCAACATCATATCTGACTTTTGGAGGGTAGTCATTACCAGAAAAAATCTTCTCAGCTACGACTCTTTTTTTGTGTAAAATCTGAAAAGTAAAAAAGTCTTCTTTATCGTATATACTTTTCATCTCAAACTCATCAGAAGCGTTTTCTTCAGCCGTTGTATAAAAATATGGGTTATAGTATTTACACATATAATCATATGTTTTATTCTTAAAATGATTTTTAAGGGTGTCAACACAGTCATCAATTAATTCTTTCATCTCCAATGACCCTATAGAACTTTTATTGAAGTTATAGACTGGGAAATTTCTCCCTACAATTGGGTTTCCGTTAATTAAGAATAAAAATTCATACGGAAATGTTTTATACACTTTTTTCATCGTTTTTTGTTTTTGTTTTTAAATAATAATTTTTCTCTTTTTTAATAATTCTTAAAAATGGTTGTAAGAAATTAATATAACCATCCGAACCACCCGGTATAGCCATCATTAATCCATCTTCTATCATCATATTAATTACATTTTTAACCTCTCTACCTTCTGGATCAATAGTAGTTTCAAATAAGTAATCTAATTCTTCCTTAGAAGACTCTGTTAATAATGGTTTTTTAAGGTTTATTATCTTTTCATTGATATCGTAGATGTCTTTTCCTTGTACACCTACTGTAACTCTATTGATAATATTATCTAACGTTTTCAACCTTTTTTCTCTTTCGTTCTGTATTGTTTCAATCTTAGTGATTATATTTTCCAATGTCAAAGTTTTTTCCACTATTTCGGGAAAATATTTTTTTATTGTTTTTTCACTAATACCTTTAATACCTTTTATGTTATCACTAGTGTCACCAGAAATCATCTTAATTAACTTAAGATTGGTGTAGTGATGATCGAAATGTTTTAAATAATTATCTTTAGTGACAATAGTCTTTAGGTTAATAACGTACATACCAACTCTATCATCAATCAACTGACATAAATCTCTATCGTTAGATATGATTACTACCTTCTCATCTTTTTTAAGTTTGGAAATATAATAAGCTATGGAATCATCAGCTTCTACAATATCATCTTTAAATTGTCTTATAAACAATTCTTCACAATATGACATTACCCTTTCTTTTTGAACGTATAGTTCAGGGTCAGAGGGAGGTGTTTCTGTATAGAAATTCTTATCTCTGTTGGATTTATAATCTTTGTAAATGTCGTACCTTAACCTACCACTAAATCTCCCATCCCAGAACACATAAACCCTATCAAAACGATATTCTTTTATAATCTTCCTTAACATAGTTAAGAACTGAAAAATACCGCCTATATGGATATCCTTGTTATAAAGATTTTTGGCTCCAAAATAGGCGGTTTTTAATAAAGAATCACCATCAACTAATAAAGTGTGGGAATATTTTTTCTTTTTACTTGGGATTTTCACTAATCATATATTATTGGTTTATAAAATCAATCATCAGAGTAATCAACAGGTGCTTCAATAAAGTTTTCATCGTCTTCTACAACAAAATCCATTACTTCATCACCTACACTTTCAAATACTTCTGCCCAATAATCTTTATGTTCACCCTTATAACCATCAATAGCCTTTTTATCGTCTTCGATAAATCCATGTGTGGTTGCAAGTATCCTACAATCAGCATAACCTAAACCATTCATATGGTTTTTGTGTATACCCACTTTAGTTCTAATAGCGAAATTAACTTTTCTACCTTTATTAGTGGCAGATAGTTTAGATATCCCAGCATTCTTTTGGTTACCAAATAAGAATACTAACGCACAAGATAAGTATATGGACTGACCACCTTTTGGTTGTATCTTTGGTTGACCGAAAGCATTATCTGGTAACTCAACCCAAGGTTGGTTTACGAAAATCATAGAGTTAGTATATGGCGCAGTTTCTTTTCTAGAAGAAGTAATTCTTTGAGCCATACCCATTCCCCATTTTTCTGAGATAATTCTAGCTGTGTGTTGATTACCACCTTTACCATCAAAACTCATTTTACAAGGTATAGTACCTATAGAGTCCCAACAGAATAATATGTCGTGTGGTATTTCACCGTTCTTTTGACCGTCTAAAACTTCAGTTACATAATCAAATGCTTGTTCAATATAGTCAAAACCTAACTTATATAGTAAAAATCCATCCCAATAACCAGTTACCTCACCAGTCTCTTCGTCAATCTCTTCTACATATTCAGTTTTTAAACCCATTTGTTTAGCATGTTCAAAACTAAATTTTTGTTCAGTAATTATGAATATTGGTAGTATACCTTTTTTCTGTGCATCTACCGCTGCTTGTATTAAAGCAGTTGTCTTTCCTGTGTCTGAATGTCCTAATAACATATTAATTTGTCCCATAGCAGGACCAGGTAACCCTGTCGCCTTTTGGAAGGATTCCCCCAAATCAAAGTATTTTTGTTCTTTATACTTTTCTTTAGAGGAAAACTTTTTCCTTATAGACGAAAAATCAGACGTTTTCTTTTTTAAAGGTTTCTTTGCCATAACTTATTTAAAATGGTAATTCGTCTTCATCAGAACCATTAGAATCTAAATCTGTAACTAATACATCTTCTTTTTCCGTACTTTCTGACGAACTAGACATAAATGAAATCTCTTTTTCTAATGAAGCAGATTCAGCCTCTTCTTTATCTTCTTCAGCAACATATATTTTTTGTTCCGAATCCCATATAGGGGTTTTGTTTGTAGCAATAATTTCTAAATACTCTAATGTCTTCTTAGCGTAAACATCTTTATATGTCTCTTCATTACCCATCCATTCTTTAGCCTTTGTAGTGTCGTCAGTTAGTAATTTAACGTCATCACACATAATAGAATTAACAACAGAATGATTTTTATCATTTCTTCCAGCCACAATTACTATATCTCTACCTTCTCTTGGGTCAGTAATATCACCCTTTAATTTAAATAAAGGTATTAATTTATCCATA